CGGATTGAGAAGCAAAGGCACGGGGCATTTGAGGGAGGGTTTGCGTTCTACAACCACCCGAGTTTGCAGATGACCGCCATTGAGGGGAAGGCAATCCCCTTTGATTTCAATGACTTAATTCGGACAGAAAATGAGGAAATTTGTCCGAAGATCGACCTAGACCAATTTGATTTTTGATGTGTGGCACAAGTGCTTCTGCCACACGAAAAAAGTTACAAAAAAGCTAGACACACTGACTGATGTTTGTTTTAATTAAATCGACTTTAACAAGAGGGAAAAGCTATGCACTTGAAAACTATAGAAGATTTCTTAAATCGCGAAGACGTATTCACTTGGGTTGACGGTGATTACGTTGACCTTCCAGACGAGTTAGCCGATGAATTGATCGCCCTGGCGGTGAGAGATTCAGGGTTCGACTTCCTGCTAAACGCACTCCACAGCCAAGCCTATTGTGAGACTTTCGCGACTGACTTAGTGAAAGCCTTACAGTCTGGCAAGCTATTTGATATTGCCATGTTCCACGAGCGAGCCATTGACGCGCTACGGGGACACGCTCGGCATATTGTGGACATCAATGCTGACATCGCGGTCGCAGCCTACAAGAAGTTTCAACGCCAATACGAAGAAGGCGAAATCCAGAACGCCAAAATCCTAGAATTCAAACCATTTTAAGAGGGGAATAACATGACTTGGGAAACACTCAGCAAGATCAACGTAAATGACCACACAGAAAAGAAGGGTAATTTAACCTATCTCTCGTGGGCTTGGGCATGGCAAAAGCTCATGGAGCATTACCCTGATTCTGTCTATGAATTCGCACCTAATGAGTATCACCCTGACGATTCAGTGACGGTTCATTGCACCCTTACGGTTGATGGTATTACCCGTCCGATGTGGTTGCCTGTGATGGATAACCGCAACAACGCCATCTCTCAGCCAACTAGCCGTCAAATTTCTGACACTAAGATGCGCTGCTTGGTCAAAGCAATCTCAATGTTTGGCCTTGGCTCTTATATCTATGCCGGGGAGGATTTGCCGCAGGACAACTCAACCATCTCCGAGGAACAAGCTCAAACGCTCAACAAGCTCCTACAAGAGACGGAAAGCAATTCCGAAAGGTTCTGTAAGGCTTTCAAATGTTCGTCCGTTTCAGGGCTTCTCCTGAAGGATTACGACCAAGCCCTCAAAGCACTCAACAAGAAGAAGGAGGCCATGAAATGAGCGACCCAGTAATAGCAGACCTTAACCGTTATCTCTCCGCTCAGGAGGACGCTCTTGACGAGGAGGAGCAGCTTGAGCTTGAGAAGAACCGCGAGCTAAAACGTGAAGTCTCTGCCATCCTTGATTCTGATATTTCGGACAAAGTTTCTAAAATTGTGTCCTTGATTGAGTTTGAAATCCTTGAGGCTAAAGATGCGTTGCATTGATTGCGAGCAGGGTACGGAGGAATGGCTGCAAGCTCGCTGCGGCGTTCCTTCTGCCTCAATGTACTCCAAGATAGTTACCACTAAAGGCCAGTGGTCTAAGTCTGCTCAAGGGTATATCGACCAATTAGTCATGGAGAAACTGACAGGACAGCCTACCAAGTTTGAGCAGAATGAGTGGATGCTCAGAGGGACGGAGTTAGAACCCGAGGCCAGAGACTTCTACTCATTCATAACTGACCAGGATGTCACTGAGGTAGGGTTTTGTTTGCACGACACACTTGCTACTGGCGCGTCACCTGACGGCCTAGTGGGGGAAGACGGAGGGCTAGAGATTAAATGCCCTATGCCTGAGACGCATCTCAAGACGCTTAAGGCTCAGGTTATACCGTCAAAGTATTATGCACAGGTCATGGGCAATCTGTGGATAACAGGAAGAAAGTGGTGGGACTTCATGTCCTATTGCCCGGATGAAGACTTCTTCATTACTCGCATTGAGAGAGATGAAGATTACATTGCCAAGCTCGAAGAGCATTTGACTAGAGCTGTGGCGTTAATTGAGGAGGGCGTACAAGCCTTTTAGGAGATAAAGATGGAATACGATAATACTAACCGTGGTGTGCTGTTCAAACAGACTGACAAGAAGAACGATAAAGCTCCTGACTACAAGGGTAGCTTTAACTACAAGGGTTCTGAATTCAAGATTGCGGGTTGGATTAAAACGTCCAAGACGGGAAATCCTTTTCTAAGTATCTCTGTGGATGATTTTGTTCCGCAGCAGAAAGAAGAATCAATCTCATCAGAGGACATCCCATTCTAATGATTCACGTTGGCGAATGTATCAGAGAGTACCAATCCCAAAAGGGGATAAAGTCTGTAGACGTTGCCAACGCTTTGGGGTGGTCGAGGGGGACGTACAGTGCGTTCCTCTCGCGTCCTAACCCTACGGTGAATACCTTGGTGAAGGTGTGTGAAGCACTGGGGTGCAGCGTTACGGAGGTGGTTAGCTTTGACTGAGATAACCCGAGAAGAGCTTGCTAAACAAATTAAGGAGTATCTTGAGAAGGGAGGCACGATAACCAAAGTGCCTTCCGGTGCTTCGGCCTCCCAGGATGCGTCTAAAAACTACTCGTTTAGTAAGAACAGAAACATAGACTAAGAGGGATGTATGAATTCTACATTTTGGACAGTAAAAAATTCTGTAAGTCGTGACGAGTTTATCAAGTTCGTCAATGAGACTTGCGAGGAAGGGAAGGAAGTTACCTTCCAGTGGGTCGTGGGCAACACGAGGACAAAGCAGCAAAACAACGCTTTGCACCTGTACTGTAGAAACCTAGCTGAAGCCCTGAATGATGCAGGGTATGACATGAAGAAGACCATCAAGCAGGAAGTAGATATTCCGTGGTCTGACGATCTTGTAAAGAAGTTCCTTTGGCGACCTATCCAGAAGGCCGTCACTGGAAAAGACTCAACGGCGCATCTCAAGAAAGAACAATACAACGAGGTGTATCAAATCCTGAACCGCCATTTAGCTGACAAGTTCGGTGTGTCAGTCCCCTTCCCGCAGGCCGAGCCATGATCTTTGATAAATTCCAAGACGCACTGGAAGAGGCAGAGTTCTTAGCTACTGGCGAGAAGAAGGTATACGCCATTGACGTAGTAGGCGAGCAGTACAAGGTTCGTCTAGCAGGGCGCAGAGGAACTCACAACAAGCTAGAGATTTCAGGCCGCAGGTCGGGGAGGAAGACATGGCGCAAGTAAAGAATAAAACAAAACGCTGCGAGCTGTGTGTGCAGTTTATGGAGCGAGAGTTAAAGAGCGAGAGTATCTGCGACAAGTGTTTGTCTCTTATAGCAAAATACGATTCATTGTGGAGGTTTAGTGGTGATAGAGATAGCGTGTATCGCAATGGCGATCTACTTCGAGGCTAGATCAGAACCCCTCGAAGGGCAGGTGGCAGTGGCTAATACTATTATGAACAGGGTGGAAAGCCCTTACTTCCCTGACACCCCTTGCGAGGTGGTGAAGCAGGGCAGGTACTGGGCAGGCCATCCGCTTAGAAATCAATGCCACTTCTCGTATTGGTGTGACGGAAAGCCTGAAGTGATAGATGACGAGAAGGCTTACACTCAAGCCCTGTCTATCGCGGTACACGCCGAGAGGCTTTATGATGTCACTCAGGGTGCGACTTACTACCACAGGGAGGACGTTAATCCTTATTGGGTTGACGGCCTTGGGACTAGGCGGCAGATAGGCCGTCATATATTTTATAGGGAGTAAGTATGAGTTCGTCTGATTTACAAGAAGCAATTTGTCAAACCACATGCGCTATACACGACAGCATTATTGCAGATCGACATAACATCAAATATGAAAAAATACTTGTCGAGCATTTGAAATATCTTTTGGAGGTGCAAAGAGCGAAATTCAGTGATGTTGACGCAGGGAAAATAGTTTGGCTAAAGGAGCAAACATGAGCACAGACATGATGGAAGTGATACACAAAGCCATTGACGAGCTACAGATCGGCTTGGATAAAATTGAAGACAAGCAAGTCAAGGAGACATACAATGCTTTAGTGGCTTTACAAATAGAGCTGCACAGGAAGTACACTTCACACTACACGAAGAGGCTCGGCCTTTATGGCAGTAAATAGCGAAGGCGATTATGACATGCCGCTTGATGTAGCAGCGGCTAGGAAGTCCTACCCTGTTACGAACAGGAAGTTTAGCGAGGCTCTTATCAAGCTGCGCTATGACCGGATGGATAGAGAGACTCAGATCAGAGCTGAGAAAACCCTACTCTCTCTTAAGGATGGGCGGTATTGGAAATGACTAGAGCTGTGAAGCGCAGGGTCAAAAGGAAATCTAAACCCAAGACCAAGACCTCGGCTCAGTTAAAGCAAGAGTGCTACAAAGCTGTACAAAAATTAGCCAGATTGGCAGCATCGGACGACAACGGATACTGTTCCTGTGTGTCCTGCGGAGTGACTAAGCATTACAAAGATATGCAAGGCGGTCATTTCATCCCGAAAGGCAACTCTTCTTACTGGGCGTTAGAGATAGAAAACGTCCACCCTCAGTGTCCTGCGTGTAATATGTGGGGCATGCGACACGGTTCAGCTGCGCAGGAATACACCCTGTTCATGGAGGATATGTACGGTCGCCCCTTCGTGGAGGAGATGATCGCGAAGAAGTCCACCCCTGTGAAGAGGTACAAGGCAGACTACGAGGAGCTTCTTGCGGAGTTCCAAAAGCTAATTGACCACCACGAGAAGAGGATATGCTAGGGGCTGTCACTTTTACAAAAGAACATCTAAAAAAAATGAGGTCTTGCCGAGGCGGGTTTTGCAAAGCTCAAATTGATTTGTGTAGGAAAATAATAAAAGAATTAACTGGCAGTGATAAAGGAAAGCCATCCAAGCTTGTTGGGTTAAAGATAGACCAAAGCATGATTAATCTTTTGATTAACACCAGAAACCAAAGTCTTCAGGGTTACGCTCCTAAAAAAACAAGAAAAAAACAGAGGAGGCATAGGTCATTCAATAAACCTCAAAGCACTCAAGAAGCAGAAAGATCGAAATTAAAATCGCAAGCCATACCAAGTCAGCTATTCTATAAATCGCGACAGTGGAGGGAGTTAAGAGTTTCTGTTCTTGAAGAGTATGAATGTAAATGTATGATGTGTGGTTGTAGCCCAAAGGAACACGGGATTGTAGTTCATGTAGACCACATAAAACCAAGAAGCACTCACCCTCATTTAGAGCTAAAAAAAGATAATCTTCAAATTTTGTGCGAAGATTGCAACCTTGGTAAGTCTAATTATTACATCACCGATTGGCGGCCTTTCAAATGCTCGTAACACTTAACGAAAAAGAACAAGAGTACTGTCAAAAGATAGGGTCTGATAGATATAATTTATGCAGACAACAAGGTCTTAAACAGTTAAGGATTGACGACTCACCGCTAGATGTAGAAACACTAGGAGTAGAGGGAGAGTTTGTCTTTGCCAAGGTGTTTGGGTTTGACTACCCCACGGCAGAGGGCGCTGATGGTGGTGTGGACTTCGAGGAAGGAGGTCTGACCATAGATGTTAAAGCTGCATCTCAAGAGCATTACAATCTCATTTTCAGAAGTTTAGAGTCGTTTAAGTCTGATACCGCTGTCCTCGTGGTCAAAGTCTCAGATAACACCTTGAGGCTTGTAGGTGTAATCTCTAGGAAGAAGTTTGAAGAGATAGCAGGAAACATGCCGAGCAGACCGGAAAGCTACATCGTCAAACAAAAAGATTTATTTCCTCTCAAGAACCTATGGGATGAGATAGGCAAGCGGAGATTTAAGAATGGATGACGAGCTAGTATTTGTCTTTCAGATGATGAGTCTTGACGAGCTAGACGACTGGGTTAATGAGTTCGTCACTGAGTCAGAAGGCAGGGATAGGAATGCTATCTGTACTATGACCTTCGCGATGGAGTCCATGTATTCCTTCATCGCAGACAGCGAAGAAAGAATGAACGAGTACAAGATGTTTAAGTCACAGTTTAACCCCGAGCAGGAGTTGTTACATTGAAGTCTACCGATTACCAAGTGGCAGGCGACCACTACAAGAAGCTAAAGATTCAACCAGTAGAGTACATCCTGGCTAACAATCTAGGGTTCTGCGAAGGGGCTATCGTGAAGTACATCTCTCGATGGAGAGACAAGGGGGGAGTCGAGGACTTGCGGAAGATTAAGCAGTTCTGTGAGTTCTTGATTGAAGAGGAGTTAAAGAACAAGCCCCTCCCCACGATGGAGGAGAGGCGTTTGCCGAGGGGTTAATTATTGCTGTTGAGATTTCCACGCAGCTTCAATAACGTTAAAATATTCTCCGCTTGCTTTCTTGAAGTTTTCCAATTCTCCTTTAGCTGCAAGCTGTCTGTAAAGAGCAGCCTTGGCTGAAGGAGTTCCTGTTCTAGCAATTCTCATTTTTTCTGATAGATCAAGTTTAGCAGCGTCTTGCCTTGCGCTTTCTATCTGGGCAGATCGTGATACAGCCGAAGTTGCAGGCTCAATTTTTTGCAGTCCCTGAGCAATAGATTTTTGCGCTTGAGTTTGACCTGCAAGTATTAACTGTCCAGTTTCACTTCCTAAAAATCTTCCAAGCGGAGCTAAAGAGGCTAGACTTATAATTCCTCCTATTCCTCCTCCTGTAAAAAATCCTCCTGCTGCCGCCATAGACGCATATAAATAAGCAGGTCTTCCTTCTTTCGGGCTAACAGAAGGCATCAAGTCCTTAACTTTTTTAAGTTGATCTAAGTCTTTTGTTAATTTCACCTGTACGTCATTATACTCTTGAACAACGTCATCCATTCCGCTTAACTGTGCTTGTGTTTGTTTTTTTGCTAAAGCCTTTGCCTCTCCCTCTAGCACCCCTACAGCAGAAGCTATTTTTGCTTTTTGCAATCTAGCCGATGATTCTGCTGCTTTTTGTGTCAAAGATTTTACTTTTGAGGAGTAATCATTTAACTCGTTAGCTTCTTTATATAATACTCCTTTTCCTGCCGCAAATTGTCTAGTTCCAAGATTTTTGCTTAAAGATGAAAGCCATTCTTTTGCGCTAAACGCTCCTTTCGCACCTGACCTAGAGGCAGCAGATACAGCATCCCTTAAGGAAACAAAGTGCTTATAATTTTTTATATCTGAGTCAAATTTTATTCTGTCTGACGGATTTAATTTAGCACGAACAGTCTCATTTACTTGATCTAAAATTTTTCTGTTTACTAAAGAGATGCCAGCTTGTCTTGGATTCTCGAATGAAACTGATTTTGAGCTAATTTTATTACGCAAAGATAAAATATCTTCTCCAGAAATCCAACCCTGCTTATTAGTATTTCTTTCTAAAAAAGAACCTATCGCAGTATCTACGTCTTTTTTACTTAGCCCGTAAAGATCAAACGCATCATCAAGCTCTTTTGCAACTTTGGCTTGCATCTGATCAATAAATTGAGTTTTATTAATTTGAAAACTTTTTCTATTTACTACTTCAAATCCTTTAGAAGTCCAGTTATCAGAAAGCTCAGAAAAAGCCTCATTTACATTTTTCTTACTAAGAATAGATGCTTCAGTTTTTTTACTAATAGAAGAAGGCAAAGATAAAGTAAAGGCTTTTTTACGGAACTCATTCTCAGCACTTATAACAGATTGATTAAGTTTTTGAGTTCTTGCCGTTAAAGCCACATTTCTTCTATCTATTATTTTTGCCTCGGCATTTGCAGTAGCTTCTTTTACTCCCTTTAATTGCAAATCTTCATTTTTTTTCAAAAGAGCAGTAGAAAAATCTTCTTGATTCTTTAAATACTTAGTCATGCCAGATGTTTCTTTTATAAGATTCATTCTTGCCTGACCTTCTGCTACTTTTGTTTCAAATGGAGCTGCATATTTTTTGTTTTGCTGAGCTATCAATCCTCTTGCTACAGGAAGGTCTTTTACTATTCCTTTGTATATATTCTCTAAAGCCTTTCCGTCTTCTGACATTGAAAGACCTCTAAACCCTTCTTCTGTTCTTAGTTGTCTGGATACTCTTTGGTCTGAAGCAGCTCTTACTGCTTTACCAAGTCCTTTTAGCGCAACTCCTGTTGTCACTGAACTTATCATCCCGTCAATAGCAGACTGCCCTAGGTCTGCCCCTTGTTGAGAATAACCAACTCCTGATAAAGCTCCAATAGCAGCCATTTCAGCGACAGGAGCTATAGGTGAAGAAAGAGCCGCTCCTCTTGATAAAACAGAAGAAACAGAAGCAGGAACTCCAGAGGCGACCTGAGATATTGCTTTTGTTGCTGTAGGAGCAGCAGAAGCGGCTCTTGACGCTAATGTAGTAGCGCCTCTCGCAATAGCTCCTCCAAATGGAGTTACGGCAAGACCTCCTGCTAAATTTAAAGCTAAAGAAGCTTCTGGAAATTTTTCTTGGTAAGCATTTCTTTCAGCCTCCATTTCCATGACTGTATTTTCATATAGAGAAGAATAGCTTTCAGTAGACCCTGTTGCCAATTTTGTTGCTGCGCTTACTGCCGAAGCTATTTCGTCAGAAAACCCAAAAGTAACGCCATCTAAAAACATCATGGCAGCCATCGTTGGGTCATCATACCAAGACTCATCTGACAAAACCGATCCGCTTAACAAAGCATTCATGCCTTCTGGTACATATTGCTTGCGAGTTTCTTGTTGCTCGGTTGTGCCTCGAAGAATTGCTAACGTATCTCCAGTGGCATAAGTTTTTTTACTTTGCTCAGCCATAACTTTGCACCGCTTTAATTAATAGATTCAATTTTCAATTCAGTAATAGGCTCTTCAGTATACCAATTCTCTTGCCCGTCTTGACTTATTTCTCTGAAGTATATTCTTCCATTTAATACTTTAACATCTTGGTATGTTGATAAGTTAGTGTTAAGTCTAACTGGTAGATTTGATTCAGCCCCAAGCTCTATTGCTAAGAAGTTTGTATAATGATTTTCAATCTTTTGCAAAGCATCTAAAATCAATTCAGGGTCTTGTAAATTATTCAAAGAAGCTACTGTTGATTTCAGTAATGCCAATTCTCTATCTGATACGTTGCCTAAAGCGCCGCCTGTTTTTGATCTTCTTCTCATTAACTCTAGCCTATCAAAAGCCAAATTTGCTTCTAAAGGCTCAATAACGGCGTTAAGATTTCTTTGAGGTTGCAAAAACAAAGCTTCAACAGGAGCAGAGCCAAGAGATTTGATAAGCTCTGGCACTTGCCCTGCAGCTCTTGAGCTATTTTCTAGTATATCTCTAGCCTTATAAATTGCAGATATGTTGTTTTCATATTTAGAAAGAGCAGAAAGCCCTTCTTCATAAGGAACAGCCCCATAAGTTTTTCTTGTTGCGCTTGTTTGAGGTTCAGGCGTAGCCTGTTGAGGCTGCAATATTGCAGGAGGCTCTGCATTTGGATCAATTTCGCCTTGCTCGCTTATAGTGCCTTGACCTGCAATTGTAGAAGAAACAGTCTGCCCTGAAATTAATCTTGGCAAATCACTAGCAGCAACATTAATAGCTACTGGATTGTTTGGGTCAGCCGTTAATCCGACTACTCTTTGAACTCCGTTAGCATCTGTAGTTTGTATCCAATTTTGAATTCTTAAATCTTCAACAGGCTCAGTTTCACCAGTTGAAGTGTTTAAAATTCTTCCTCCATTTACAACAGACCACCTAGTCTGATTATTTCTTTCATTTTGAGCAAGAGCGTTCATTACTTGTTCTGCTGACAATTGCCTTCTTAAGAACATATTTCCAAGAAGAGGGTCTTTTTCCATAATTGCTCTAGCAGTTGTTTCTGCTCCTGCATTAGCTAAAGCCCTATCAGCAGCATTTTGTGTTAAAGCTTCTGTTTGAAGCTTTGCTTGTTCTAATTGTTGAGTTTGCAAGTCTCGTGACAGCTTTCTATCTTCAGCTTCTTTTGTTTTCTGAGCCGCAGCTTGACGCAGAGCAGCAGCGCGAACAGGATCAATAGACTGCAAAGCCTGGGCAGCTTGTAACAAGCTATCAGGATTCTCAGGGTCTAAGTCCTTAAGTTGTTCTGCCATCTTCTCCCCAGTAGTCCGAGGATCAATGCCAATCATAGGCTGCACTGCCCTGCGGAGGTCTTCCTGACGCTGTACGCCAAGCTGACCTGCTACCTGAGCAAGAGGGGCTAACGCTGCTGCACGACCGCGAAGACCTGATGACAAGAGCTGACCTTGTACCATGCCCTGTTGGAGTAGTTTTTGTTGACGCTGTTCAGGAGTATCAATGATGTCCGCGAACAGGCTTTGAATGTTTATAGCCATTAGCTAGAGCCTCCACCTGTGTTAACCCAATTAAAAAAGTCATTCCATGTAGTTACATCACCGGAAGGACTGGCGTTTTGTGCTGCTGTGCGATTACCCAAACTAGTTGCCGCTGTCGCAGCGTCAGTAATAAACGATAAAGGATTGTTGCTTCCCGAGGAGTTTTGTTGTCCTGTTTGCTCGCCCTTCAACAAATCAAACAGACCTTGGAACTGCTGCTGACGTAGAGCGTTGGCTAGCGCTGCGTAACCTAGCTGAGACTCTAGCGTAGACTCTGCAAGCTGAGTACCAAGACCTAGACCTGAAGACTGTAGCGCAGAGGCTATTCTTGAGGCTTCTAGCTGTGGCTCTAATGTCGCGAGTAGTTGTTGTTGTGGAGCGTAACCTGTTGGGATAGCTGACAGACCTAGCTCGCCAAGGAGTCCTAGTCTTGCTCGTGTCTCACCCAAACCCTGTAGAGTCTGCTGTGATTGTAGAGCCTGCTCCTGACGAGCCTGCTCCATAGCACTAACACCAAGACCTGCTTGCTGTTCTGCTATAGCCTTTTCTAAGGCCAACTGCTCAGGCGTACCGCCAAACATGGCAGTCCTAACCCCTAACCTACCCTGGCCTGCTAAACGCTCTTCTAGCCCTAACCTTGCACGTTCCTGCTCGGGTGTAAGAGTAGCCTGTAGGCGACCGAATATCTCCTGCTCGCGAGCAGCTCGTTGAGAAGGGTCTTGAGTCAGCATACCTATGACATTGGCTTGCTCCTCAGCTCTTGCCGCAGGGTCGCCCAACATGCCAAAGGCTTGAGTGCCAAAGCCTAAGAGGTTTTCCTGTAGCTTCTGCTCAGTAGGGCTAAGGGCTGTGCCTAAGCCTCTTTCACTCATGGTAGCTCTAGCCCCTGTAGGTGTAGTTACCGTGAAAGGCTTGAACTCAGACTGACGCTGTATCTCGCCTAAGATGCCGCCTTCATACTGAGGAACGGTAGGCTGACCAAAGACCGCAGCGACATCCCTTTCACCGAGCTTCTCGATGTCAGAGATAATCTTCTGTTGCGCGGCTGCACCGCCAATACCCGCTAAAAGATTCCCTGTTGAACTTCCGGGAATGCCTTTTAGATACTCCATTAATTCTTCCATTAGTAAGTACCTCCATCAATCGTGTCGAACGTAGACGTACCACTAACAACTAGGTTAGCCGCTGTTACTGTTCCTGTGAATGTTGGCGAAGCCGTGTCACTCTTAGTCGCTACGGCTACTGCGATTGCGTCAAATTCAGCTCCGACTTCAGAGCCTTTAACAACCTTGGCAGGGTTGCCGCTAACCAAAGCGTCCTTGGCTGCGAAGTTAGTAAGTTTGGTATAGTTAGACATTAGACTATCCTTCCCATCAGAGCTTGAATATCAATTTCCTGCAAGGCAATAGGGTTGCCTTCCACTGTGGTTTCAACACCTACCGAGACAACTGTTCCTTGCCCCGAAGCGTTGATCTTCTTGCGTTTAATCAATGCAATAGACGATGAATACTCAGCGTCTGTGTTGAATTCTGAGATGTTGTACTGAGCAACATTAGACTGAGGCAGTACATAGGCTTGCTTCCTGTAGTTACCTGAGAAGTCATACGCCCAATTGAGTACGACCGTGGCCTCAGCACCATCAAAGGTAGTGAGGTTAATCTTCTTTAAGAACTTTAGGCTTGACGTACTACCAAAGCTCAAGGGGTGACTGAAGTAACTTAGCTGATAGCTTGTACTGTTATCTTCGTACCCTGTGTACTCACCAATCCCATCTGCTACCCCGAGGTATAGCTCCTCAGAAGAAGTCTCCGCGAAGCAAAGAGGGTTGATATGCGACCAAGTAGTCGCCCTGAAACTCCCATCCTGTAGGGGGAAACGTGTGTCAAAGGCATAGACCACACCTAATATTGGGAAGTTTAGTAACACAAACGCCTGTCGTGGCGAGTAGTGCATACTGATATTCCCTGTCTCTGCCGCGAAGAGAGACTTAATATCATTGTTGACGTTCTTTGAGATGTCTCCAATAGGGGCTGACTTCTCTTGAATTGTCCTTGACAAACTACGAACACCTGAGTCGTCTAGGAATATCAGGTCTTTACCCGTGGATACTAATGCGTCCCTACCTACACAGCCTACGTTAGAGATTGTATCAGATAACGTCATACTAGCAGGGGAGTCAGCGCCCTCGTAGACAAGGATGGAGTTCCTGCCAAAGATGATCAGAAAGCCGTTATGAGCCGCCAGGGCTGTGATAACGTCATACCCTGTAGGCCATACGTTAGTTACGTCTATCGAGCCTGACGAGCCTCCTGACCACGCTGTGCCGTCTAGCAGGTCAGACCAATAGATCGTAGACTTGTCATCGTCAAAGTCTGCCACCCACATACGACCAAACGCAGCGATAGCTACATGCCCCTCGGGAGGAGTGCCTGTAGCGTGGGAGTGTGTAGACATTGGCACAACTACGCCCGTGTGGTCTGCATACACCAAAGGCTCATAGCCGCGTTGGAAGAAGTACATATGGTCGTTGAAGTTGACCATCTTCCAATTACTCTCTGTGATTGCGTAAGACGCAGGAGTCTCATCTACCATTGTGGTAGTGCCTGAGAATATCTTGTTGTTACCTGCTGAGAAGAAAGTCACATCCCCATCAGCAGCAACAAACTCGCCCATAGATTCTACGCCGTCAGACGAGCCAAGAAGATCGTTACCATTCAGGAGTTCATACCCCTTCCTTGCGGCAATACGACCTTCCTTGTCAATCACACAGTTATCCGCGACAGCAGAGAAACTTGCGTCCTGTGCTAACGGGGCATCTTGAGTGTTAATACCCGCAAAGCCCGGAGCGGTAATGGTGATACTTTGGAGTTGTTGTGCCATCTATACCACCATAAATGTAGTTTCATCAGGGAAGCGGTTAGCGTCCATCGCAATAGCATCTGACAAAGCGGTAGAGGCTACAGCAAATTGCTCTGCTGCTGACTGACCGCCTGTCTCTCCTCTTTCCCGTAGAGCCATAGCGTAGGCCATCTGAACCACAGGGTTGTAGGGGACTTTGATCTTAGTAGAGTCTTCAGTAATAACACCCTGCCCTTTCGCAAGGTCAAACCGAAGGTTGTATATACCGTCAGGCTGAGGGTAGACCTTAACCTTGAGGTCGTCATTATCATCTACACCTGAGACGTAGTAACACACAGGAGTCCCCGAGGTGACATCTTGGTTGTAGTAGACGTTGTTAAAGAAAGCCGTAGTTTGTAAATCCATAAACCTGTTGGCTGTGTCATTGACTACGCCTTTAATCACACACTCCTGACCTGAGCCTGTGATGGAATACTCTGACGTCCCCGAGACTGTAGGGATAACCGTAGTCTCTCGAAGAGCAGCCCAATTCCATGAGTTTTCTACCGTCCTCTTCGCGTCATTTAAGAAGTCTCCAATCAATGCGGAGTAGTCAGACTCTAGCGCGGTAGAGGCTTGGTCTTCACGCAATCTTCGTAGGACGTTATTGATTGCTTCAAGATATGTCATTGTTGCCTCCTGCGGCTGAAAGGAACTGACCAAACATTCCTTGCTGTACGTTTTCCAACTTAGTAAATTGTGTTGGGAATAAGATAGATTCTGTAATCGGCGCTTCGTTCAAGATGTTTTGAATCAAAGTAACGCTAGGCTTCTTGGGTAACTCAGGAAGTATGGTTGGCGTAATCGGCTCAGGAGTAACCGGAGTATCTAAGATAACCGTTTCATCACCAACTACAGTTTCATCATCATCTGATATGACAGTTGCATCACCTCCGTTTGCAACCTCTCCGCCTGTAACCTCTCCGGCTGTAACCTCTCCGTTTGTTACTTCTCCGTTTGTTACTTCTCCGCCTGTATCACCTAAGCCTTGATTTTCAATAGCAGTGCCTGACTCCGCAGCGGCTTGATTGATAGACTCAACCGTATTTCCTGTTGCGATAGCTACATCTCCTACTGACATACCTCGATCATTGACTACATCCACAACATTTTTAATTGCGTCACGGTTGTATACGCCAAAGATGTCTAAGGCTTTCTCAAGGATAACGTCAAAGTCTGCGCCCTTATCTACTTTTTCCCACTCTGATTCCATAGCAGCTTTTGCAATTGCGGCCGCGTCTTTATCTACAGGAACTACAGAAGGGTCAAGCATGTCTACTTGCGTTAAATCGTTTTCTAAGCCTGTAGAAAAGTCTTCAGTCTCTTGAGATTCTAAAAAGTCAGACAGCTCTTCGCGGATGTTTTGTTCTGTATCCGGGTCAAGCCCTGTAAGAGTATTGTATTGCTGCTGTATCTCCTCGGCAGGAATACCTGTTTGTTCAGCAACTTGATCTACAGTAACAAGCCCTTGGTCTAGCAAACCTTTAACATAGTCTGTCTCAAACCGATTAATTCCATCTGCAACATTAACGGGTTGCAAAGCGCCTTGTACCGAAAAAGGCACAACGCTAGGGACACCTTGATCTTCAATAGCAGAAATAATACGATCAGTGTACTGTTCGTTTTCAAGCATACCAAGCTCAGGGCTTGCGCCTTTTTGAGCAAGCCCACCAAGAAAGCCGCCTAGACCTCCAAAATCCTGTCGAAATACATTGTCACCCATTACACAATACCTTTATCAAAGTTTGTGGGTTTAGCGCCTGAACGCATTGCTGCTGCTACACCTGAGGAAACATAAAGACCGTTGCCTGTAATGCCGCCCGACCAACCATTTTTACCAAAAAGAAAACTACAAACTTTGTCTCGAATATCTACAGGCAATTTGTTTAGCATCCAAGCCTGATCTTTTTGAGAGGCGCTATAAAATCTTTTAAGTTCTAATTTAAGATTTTCAGCATTAACCATTACTCGTCCTCATCTACTAACAGGTTATTCGTGAGGGCAGACTTATAAGTCTCCATCAAACCTATTAGGATTATAGGGCTAACGCCCTTTTCAATTTCTGACTCGACCCAATTCCCAAGTTGTTCCATTGAGTCTTCTATTAACTTGTCTGTCTTGTTGTCGGGAAACTCTACAATCATGGGCATACATCCGGTAAAAGTATTCCTGTTGTTGTAAAGATTACTGTTCTGCCTGCTTTGCGAATATGAGTCACAGGAGCGGTACAATAAATCTTAAAGTCTTCAACCAACCCCTTAGTGATGTCACCACAATCATACCCGTCTGAGAGGTTGTCGGTGATGGCGCAGCTCGGCAATACTAAGGTGCATATCATTAACCATCTTTTCATACCCACCCATCGAATGATCTGAGATTGCATCGCCTAGTCCAAAGTCATTGCTGACGTAACCCTTAGGGGGATTGAAGAACACCTGCCCCCAATTATCAAAGTATACTAAGTCTTGGTTTGCGTCAGGCTTGTATCCGATTTTAGGGATACGACTCACAACATCACTGCCTGAGACGTAAGACACCTGTACATCGTGGTTCATTTGCTTCTTAGAGCCGCGAAGGAAAACCCGTGGCTTGCCAAAGGTAATCATTGTAAGGTCTGTGAAGTCCCTACAAGCCCACGCTGACAGCTCAGCTAACGCCCCGCCAAGAGAGTGTCCGGTAATAACAGTCTTCTTGTGAGGAGTTAGTAAACGCCTGATTCTTTTCCACACCGACTTGTGTGCCATAGCGAACCCACCGTGAGTCCACCGTCTGTTGTAGTACGCAGGGAAAGCTGACAGGTTAAACAGCCAATCCCCTAAAGAGTTAGTTCCGCGAAAGACAACGTAGTCGCACTCAGGCGTAGATTTAACATACGCCACAGTAGAGGTTAGCTTATTCTCTATCTTGATAGCGCCAACCATGTCATCTTTGTAAGCGTCTAGTGACAGCTTTGCGGCAACCTTTTGCATTACTCTACACACTCGATCTGAATAGTGTTAGGTGCGACTACATCTGCAATGGCTTCGCGGTTAGCTAGTCGTTGAGTGGGTGACAGCTCGCAGTATTTCTCCACTGCGCCGCCAACCATATCTAGTGACGAGCAAGACGCGAGGAACATAACGGGTACGATCAGTAGCTTTTTCATAGTTACTCCATAAATCCAAAGAAAGCCGCAATACCTGCGGAAAGTAATATCCAAACAATTCTTTCTGTTGCCATCGAGGTAGCAATGTTTTCTGCCATAGAGTCCATCTTCTGCTCCATGCTGTCTACCTGTGACTCGATCTTAGACTGACGGTTGAAGACCGTGACTAACCTTTCTTCTACTCTAGCTAGAGAGATAATGGCCTCCTGTAGAGAGTCTATCTTCTTTTCTACTCGTGAAAGTCGGTCTTCCATGCTGCACCTATAGCGTTAAATCAGCTACCTTGCGGCTGCTTCTAAGTTGATAGATATGGCGTAATGCTTCACCGCCTTCCCTATGGAAGACTATTTGGTGCATCGCTGATGCTGCACCGTACCCTGCCCCTGCATGCCACGAGTCAGGTGGAGCTAGGGTTGCAAAGGATTCTACAAATACACCGTTGTCTGTCTCTAACAGAGTCTGATGGTGTATATGTCCTACTAGCCATTTGCGGTAGTTAGTAGACGACCACTGCTCAGGCAGCATCTTGGGCAACAGGGAAGCGAGTTTAGGCGCTCTAACCTTATCCCCGTGATGTACTGCTATTAAGTTCTTGCCAAACTGTAGAGTGTGAAAGAACCCGTGAGGGTCTAGTATTGTTACTCTTGGTTCGTTGGCGTAGTAATACTTTAGTATCAACGCAAGGGCTATGGCAGTGTCGGAGTCGTGATTACCACGAGCCATAATGACTGTAGCCTTCTTGTGCTTCTCTAACATCTTCGAGATGGAGTACACAAAGGTCTGAGCTGCTACGTCTAAGACCACTTCAATCCGGGTATCTACATCTAGCTTAGTGCCGCCAAAGGTCGTACCACCTGAGCCGTTAGCGTGGATAAAATCTCCCACGTTAACTAACAACGCATTCTCAGAAGGAGGCGCTAGGTCTACTAAGTAGTCTATAGAATCCCTCATAGACTCTGAGGCTATCTTGGTGTCATAGTCTCTTTCCTTAGTCTCTCTCGCGTCAGCCCTCATGCCGAAGTGTGCGTCACCAATTACAATTGTAGGCAACAGGTCAGCGTCAAACTTCTTAATCTTAGGCTTAGCTTGCTTCTTAGCTTTGGGCAGGTCTTTAGTTAAACCTTCCACGAAAGCCTGTATAGCTTTGTCTCGCTCGGCCTCTTTCATTGTCCTGCGAGTCTTTAACCAAGCCTTGTTGCCTTCATCGTCCTCACTGTAGATGCTGCGACCAATGACTACCTCGCCCTCAGGAACGTGACGAGTCGCATCCCAACTAGATGACAAACCGCGTTCAGCCGCACAATTTTGAACGGCTCTAACGTGCTCGCGAAGAGTAGACGGAGTAATGCCTAACATCGCCGCAGCTTTAACGGCAGACTCACCGCTTTCTTCCCAAGCTCTTATGGCTTCGCGCTGTCGTGCTGTCTTAGCGTAATCAATTAGATTCAAAGCACCGCCCCTACTATGGCTAGAACAGAAACAAGTAACACGCCACCAATGAACACAAAACCTATAGTGTCAATAATCATACGTTTCCTAGCAGCTCTTGCTTTAGCCGCATCAAGTCTTTGCTTTCTAATGACCTGACGCTGACGCATCATCTCAACGTAAAAGTTTTGGCCTACCGTTAAGACGATTAACTCACGGAGCTTCTTTTCCATCTCCTGAGTCTTGTGCTTTGCCATTGTGATTTGCAGAGCTGTGGACTCTACAGACCCTTTCGCAAATATCTTAGACACCGTAGAGGCATTGTTTATCTCAGCCTCTGCTTCGAGTATCTTGTCTTTACTATCAAAGAACGCACCAAACTTATGCGCTAAGTCTTGTATCTCGTGTCCTTTGTTTACAGCTTGGTTTATATAATTAAACGCCTTACCTGCTGCGTTTACTGCTGCGATAATCTCTATCATCAATAAGCCCTCACCTCTTCAGGGTTTGCTACTCTTGGCAAACAATAGGCCGCGAGGGTTATCTGTCTTGGTTCTGCTTTGATCGTTCTTTCTACCTTGCCCTTGACTATTGCATTGGCAAAGTAGTTACACCGATTGATGTCGTAAAAGTACATATCAGATGACTCGACCTGCCCGTTGACCAAGACCATTAGCAAGAACAGGTGTGTCATTGATGATCTTCTTTATGGAATCTTAAATCGGTTTGCAGAATCAACACATCCTTCTGCAATTGTATGACCTGTTCTTCCAACGTTCTTATATCAGGGAAGATATAGTTGTTCTGATTACCTCTCAGGTTTCTAGTCTCCTGAGCGTTTTCATCTATACCTTCACTGACTCTAGCGTACCCCCAAGTGGTAAAAGCCACTATTGAGATGATCTGTAATAACCAAACTACACTGATCGTAATTTCTGATTTGTCATTTAACTTTGGGGCTGACATTATTCACGCTATGGTTTGACAGGCCAGTCTGCTTCTTCCAAGTTCGGGAAGTTAGCGTGGCTAGTAATGTCACGCAGGGCTTGCCTGTAGTCTAGCCAAATCGTTGGCACTTGAATGCCAAGGCTGTCTTGGGCGTTCTGGTCTACTGCTTTGACTGTTACCCAGTCTGATTCGGCGAGTAGTTTATCACGCTGTGTTCTGACAGCATCCGCAGCCTTAGCATCCAGATCAGCCTGATAAGCCGCCTCATGCTCTGCCTTAGTGGTAGTTACGCCGTCCTCTGTAGTGTCAGCAAACATATCCACTACTGTCCAAGCCTGTACCCAGTTGCCGTTAGCGTCCTGTGTAGCGCCGTTACGGACTGCTTGAGTGTAGCCAGTAGTGTCGGGCTTAGGAGCTGCGAGTACAGGGTCTATGCCAAGAGCAGCGCAGACGTTAGCGTCCCATACTTTAGGCAGTGAAGTGTTGCTGTGCATTCTGCGTAGCTCGCCTTGACTCTTTAGCTCGCCCGTTGATTGAATACGATATTCCATTATGTCACCTATGCTATTGCTAAGAAGATGTATGTTTCGCCACTAGCGTTTACGTTGCCACCTGAATTTACAATAAACCCACTACTATCAGGCTCAATATCTATGCCTGAATCAGTAAATTCGGCAATAGTTGAATTTAGATAAAGTACAGGGTCATTATTTACCGTAATGCCTCTTTCGCTATCGAAGACAACCCAGTTTGAGCTTAGTGTTGTCCCTTTAATTAGTACAAACCTAGCACCTGCACTAAACCCACAGTCAATAGTTTGATTAGAACCATTACCTGTGTAGCTGCCTACTTTGCTTACTCCTGCTAGTGTGGCGAAGAGGTAGGCTATGTAGTTTCCTGTAGATATAACAGCACCACTACCGCCTGTTGTAAACGTGGTAGATGTCACAGAGTCAATGTAGCCATCTGTAGGAGAAGAAGAACTAGTTAAATTAAGTTCCATTTGAACAAGAGTTCCACCAAAATTAGAACTCCACGTCCAGTTAGCAGCACCACTTCTTTTTTTGACTATTACTGCCTCAGGCGCTACTCCCAAGTTATGGTTTGTGGTCAATGGCGACCCTGCCGCAGTATAAGCCACCACATCAAAAAAGCCTGTGGCGCGTTTGAATGCCCATCCAATATCGTTTGAGTCTCCCGAAGTGCTAGTTCCGTTTTGATAATCAAACTTAAAAAATGCGCTATCAGATGTTTCCGCAGAAGTAGAGGCAGATGACATATATTTATCACCAGTTAGCCTGCTTCCGAACAAAGAGCCTAAATAACCATATCTGTATGTTTTAATAAGTAAGTCTGTTGCAAAGTTTGAAACAAACCTTGGAGTACCGCTACCAGTTCCAAGTTGCGGACTAAAAACCTCAGTCCCAGACTCAGGCGTTTTCATTGGGCGGCGTATGGCTATGTAGATGTAGGTTGAATTAGAGGTTAAACCCGTTGCTCTCCAATTAATACCAGTTGCATTAGGAGATGAACCCCAAGGATTAGGTGAAGCTTCAGCA